TTTACTCTTCAATATTTTTCTATTTTCCTTTTTCACGCGCTTAACGCGGAGATTAACTCAATTTCAAACTTCATGACTCTATCAGTCCAAATCAACAGGATCTAAGGTATCAAACGCCAATGAGGATATATCTTGATAGGCCTCATCTCGCACATTCCTACTCACCAAGGTTTCCCAAGCAGGAAACCCTGATAGGATATCCTCTTCAGATATCCCCAACTGACGTAATTTCTTTAAATCATCATGTCCAACCCTCTCCACAAGTCGACTCCCCAAATTTTCCACCCCTATCACGCCCACAATCTCTTTGTAGAGCAAATTCAACCGGTCGTAAGCATCTGGATTCGCCGCATAGGTGCCATAAGCATGCCCTATAATAGACAAGAGAACATCGACCTCATCCCTAAACCGGGTCTCTCGACCCCATATCGCCCTAATCATCACCTCTCTTGATTCCCTAAATGGAAGAAATTTACTCTGCCCAGCTCCCTTCTCAGGGTTTATTATGAATTGATGTTTCAAAAACGTAACCCCTTCTCTCATTATCCACCCATCCTTTGTGACACTCACAAAGGGGATTCCATCCTTAATATCTCGTAACTTAACATTAAAGTGCTTCAGCAAAAAGTCAGCAAATGCCGCTCCAGAAAAGTAATGAGAAGCAATCCCTAACCCTTTTCTATAAACGTGGTCATCACCATAAACCACTATCCTCAAAATGGCAAGAAAAACCAACTCTAATTCCTCCTGGTGCTCCGGTGGTGCCATTGCTATCTGCCATACACAAAATAGACAGAAATACAACAACATCACCCAAGAATCAATATCAGACGTATTGTACGAACCAGAAGGGACTCCTCCCTTAATAGTAACCCACACATCTCCGAAGATCTTCGTAATACGATTCAACATCACTTTCAGCAGAAACTTATTCACCTTTTCGAATATATCTTTATCCTCCCCCGGCGCATGATGTATCAACATTGTCGAATAATAAAGATTAACAAACACTTCTAATACTGCCTGGTCAAACTTCTCCACATCTCCTTCCACAAATTCAGGACTCCAACAATTGGTAGAATCTACCCCCAGGCACTGCGCAATCGAATCCGCTCCTCCTCTACCCCATTTATGTCCTATACGAATCGCCCAGCCACGCTCCTTCATATGACGAAAATAACAGCATACCCGTTCTAACATTATATATATACCACTCGGAATATTGAAAACACGCAACTTATCCAAGGTCGCCGCCCAAAGCGCATCATCCATCTGCTTTGAAAAAGTTTGAGC